CGGGCCGATCGGGGTGTGAGCTGTCGTCATGGATGGCCTCCAGGTACAGGGTAGGAGCGGACGCGGGCGCGGATCTCGAAGGTCACCTCGCCGCCAGGGACGACCCAGTCACACACGCGCGCCGAGACCTCGTGCGTGACCTCGCCGCCGGGCACGACCCAGTCACGGACGCGGATCGGCGACAGGACGAGGGCGCCCTCGATCTCCTCGACGGTGACCTCGTCGCTGGGATCGACCTCATCCGAAAGCGCCATGCCCACGTCGCGGGCGAGCTCGTCGGACGGCGCTACTGAGTCGGACGGTGAGAGGCCGGGCTCCTTCGACGCGTCGTCGCTCGCCGAGCCCGTGTCGCTCGCGGCGATGCCGACGTCCCGGGCGAGCTCGTCGCCAGCGCTGGCGGAGTCGCCGAGGCCGAGGCCGGGCTCGCGCGAGAGGTCGTCGCTCGCGGTCGTGCTGTCGGCGGTCGCGAGACCCGGCTCCTTGCTCTCGGCGTCGGTCACGGTCGCGGTGTCCGCGTAGGCCGTGGCGACGTCCTTGGCCGTCTCGTCGCTGGCGCTCGCAGAGTCCGCCGCGGCGAGGCCGACGTCCCGGACCGCATCGTCAGACGTCCCGGTGCTGTCGCTCGCCGTGATGCCAGGCTCCTTCGACGGCTCGTCGCTCGGAGCGGCTGAGTCGGAGAGTGAGAGACCAGGCTCCTTGCTCGGGTCGTCGCTCGGAGTCGCGGAGTCGGCGAGCCCCTGCCCGATGTCCTTCACGGCTTCGTCGCTGGCGCTCGCAGAGTCGCTCGCCCCGACACCCGGCTCCTTCGACGCCTCGTCGGAGACAGCCGCGCTGTCGGCGGCTGCGATGCCAACATCGCGCACGGCATCGTCGGACGGCGCTACTGAGTCAGACTGTGACAGCCCCGGCTCTAGGCTCTTGTCATCGCTGGCGCTGGGCGCGTCCTCGAGCGCCTTGACGACGTCTTTGATGGCGTCGTCGGCTGGCGTCACCGAGTCGGACAGTGAGAGCGTGTGCGCTGTCGAGCCTGTCGATATGAGTCGCAGGAGCAGCGACACAAGTCACCTCACTCGAAGTTGCCCTCAACCGTGCAGAGGCCACGGAAAATCTCCGTCGCGGTCGCTGTGCCAATTGGCATTTTCAGGATGATGATGAAGAGGCGGCCGCTTTCGGTGACCTTGTTGCCTTTCCACTCGACCGGTCCGGGGCTCGCCATCGCGCCCACTGCCGCACCGACCGGGAAGGTATGCGCCCCGATCGTCTCGCGGAACTGCGTGCCCGTCGAGAGATTGATCGTGGCTCCGTTGTGACTCACGGCCCAAGACATCAGCGTGGCCGTCGTCGCGACGGCGACGACGGTATTCCAGACGTCGATCTTGATGCCCCGGCAGCGGAAGCGGTAGCCCGTCGGCACGGTGAATCCGAACAACGCGTAGTCCGTCTCGGCGCCCGCGACCGCCGCGAACTGGAACTGCCCGCCGAGCGTCGTGTATCCGGCCGCCGAATTTGACAAAGTCGCCGATGCCGGAGCTGCGCTGTTCGCGTAGTTTGCCGCCTGGAGCTGCGTCGTCGGGACGACGTTCGAACCCAACTGCATCCCGGCCGCGACGTCGTCCCACGACATGCCGAGGTTGGCGTCGTACTGCTCGACCGCGACCGATGTCACGAGCAGTTGGCTCGCGGTAACGGCCGCGCCCGAGTTGAAAACTCGATGGAACGCAGCGTGATGCGACCCCTGGAGGAGACCGAGCAAGGTCCGGCCGACAGTAAAAACGCGGTCGAAGATCACGTCGCCGGTCTCTGGGTCGATGATCTGAGCGATACAATAGTCGTCGCCGTATGTGATCTCCCACTGGTAGTAGGAGTCGACACGCACCGACTTACCGCTGGTGAAGCCCTCCACTGAACCGTCAGATGTGATGACGCCGGACGAGAAGGTGCCCAACGTTGCCAACGTCGTCTCGGCCGTAGAGAGCGCGTAGACGATCGTAAGGCCACCAGACGCCGTGCACCGGAAGAAGACGCCATCAGTGACCGCGAGCGCAGTCTGTGACGCGGGCGCTCCGAAGCCCATGTCGATAACGCTGTTCGTCCCCGCGCCGACGGTCGTGCCCCACTTTGCCATCGCGCGCATGCGCCAGCGTGTCAGCTTCCCTGGCCGGCGCGCGAACCGCTGATTCGACACCTCCATGACGCCCGTCGTCGTAGTGACCGTCGACGCGCTGTTGAGCGTCTTCACTCCGGCCGAGACCGTGGCCGCCATGGTCGTCACCGACTGCGTCCAGATCGCGCCCGTCGTCGTGGTCATGTTGACCTCGAGCTGATCGTGCAACCGGATCACCGGGTCCATCACGCGCTGATTGCCGATCGAGTCGGTGCGCAAGAACCGCGCGCGTCGGCCAGGGAGGAACTGCCCCATCGCCGGAACGCCCGAGCGACTGCCGAGGGCCGCGTTACGCGTCGCCGCGACCGGCAGACCGGACGAGTCGTAGAGCAACGTCCACAGAGCATCCGCCGTCGCGTCAACGCGCGCGAGAGAGCCGTCCCCATTCCCAGATGCGATCTGTAATCCACCGCCCATAAGTCCCCCTCAGCTCACGTCTGACTCGAGCTGCGCCGTTGCGCTGCCGCTCGCCGTGAGGTTGCAGTTTGCGGCCGTGCCGCGATCCGTGATCGTCGTCGTGTCGCCGTCGCCTGGCCACCAATGCTCTACGCTCTCGGCGCTCAGGTCGTAGCGCGGCCCTTCGCCGTAGATGCGGAGCACCTTCGCGTCGCCCCACGCGCTGTCGTCGATAAACGGCGAGTAGATGCGGCCCTTGTACCGGCGGAGGTGTACCTCGTCGCCGGCATTGTACGATCCTGATGGTGTGGCGCGCTGCACCTCGATGCCGTTGACGTACATGACGCAATCGCCGCCGGCCGCGTTTGTCACCACGACATGGAGCCAGGTGCGGTGCGCCGGCGGATCCGCATCCAGGGCATACCCGACACCCGTGAACGACTGCTGAGCCGCGCCGCTGTCCGTCAGTACGACGGCGAATTCGGCACCGTCGAACCATACACCGACACGCGTGTCGCCCGCCCCATGGCCGATCTCCATGACGTATGGAGACCCATCGTCATCGTTCACAAACCCCGTCTCGCTGTCGGGACCCATCACGAGCCAACATCCGAAGGTCCAACTCGGCATTGCGCCGCCGTCGAAGATTTTGCCGGCTGCGTTCGCGTTCGCGCTCTGGAATCGCGATGTGACAAAGTCTGGCAAATACAGGTACGTGAAGCCTTTGAATGTGCCGGATTCGTCGTACGCGACCCACCCGACCCGATACCGGCCCGTCAGCGGGATCGAGCTCCACGCCGTGATCTCGATGGAGCCGCCCCCGTCGAGGATGCGCGCGCGGACCTCGATGGGTGCGAGCATCGCCTCGTCCTGCGTGTGCTCCGGTGTCGACTCGGCAAGGACCCACGCCTCGGCCAGTCCGCCCAACGTAAGACCGACCGCCGCGACGGTGGTAGGTGCGGTTGCGTGATGGCTCGGCGTCGTGCCGAAGTCGATCATGGTTTTGCCGGAGGCGTTCATCGCGTCACGAGATCGTCAGCGTCCACGTGATCTGCAACGTGTCGCCAGCGGCCTTGTTGACGACCGCGAACGAGGCCGAGCACCACATGTTGCCCGCCGCGGCCGCGTCGAAGATACCTGCCTCGGTGATGGCCCCGGTCCCGTCGCCCGCCGCCCAGTTGCCGACCATCGTCACGACGGCGTTGCTTCGGGTCTTGCTCGTCAGCGCATTGCGGTCGAGCTCGGTCCCGAGCGCGTTCGCTGCCGGGCTCCCAGTGCCGATCGCCATGTGCGTCGGCTTGTTCAGCGACGGCGCTGCGAGGATCTGGTCCGCGATGCCGTATTTGCCGTTGGTCGTGACCGTGTTGGCGCGCTCGGTCTGCACGACGTTCCCGTCGCTGTCGATGCGCTCGATCAACACATGCCCCGTGATTTTGGCACTCTCGTCAAAATGCCCCACAGCTCACCTCCACGCGGCGCAAGCGCCGACGCCAACCACCACCCCGACCGCCCCCGAGACCCACGGCCATCCCGACCACGCGCAGTCACACCGGCGCGGCGGGACCCGAGACGCCTCGCACGCCCGGCGCGCATCCTCGACGGCCGACAGCCGTGCGTCACACGCGGTCACGTCGGCGGCCCGGCGCTCGCGCTCGACCGCCAGCAGCTCGCGCGCCTCGTCTCGCTCGTCCTGCGCCACGAGCAGCGCGCGCAGCGTCTCGGCGGGCACGAGCACGCCCGCGAAGGGGGCCGGGTCCCCGGTGCGGAGAGCGGTCACCACGGGACCCGGCTCAGCGCCGCGCACGACCCCAGAGATGAGGACGAGCAGCATCACACCGAGAGCTCGGTTGATTCTCCGGGCGAGATCGTTGATGCCTCGGTGGACGTAGTGTGTGGGTCTACCGACTCTGACGGCCTCCCAGCCGTCTCCGGCTGGAGGTGTGGCAGGCTCGCTCGTGTAGGTCAAGAAAGCGGCCCGGAGGTCACACGCGGTCTGGTGAGCATCGCGCTCGACGTTCTTAAGATCATCTTCGGGGTCGCGCGGCCTGAACGTCACGGCAGCCTCCCGGCCTTGCGGCGCTCCTCGACGAGACGCGCCAGGGCTTCGTCGCCCCGCGCGTCCCGCACCTCCACCCGCGCCTCAGTAGTGCGCTCGGTCACGCTTCGGGCCTTCGCGTCCAGCTCGCGATGCACCGCCTCGACCTCGTCTCGTGCGCGCGTCTCGGCGTCGCGCAGACGCTCCGTGCGTCCTGCGCTCGCTGCTGCAGCGTCCCGCTGGTCCCGTGCCTCGTCACGCTGTCGCGCCGCCCGACGCCAGAGCATGGCGACCGCGAGCAGGGCAGAGCCCAGCGCGGCGACGATCCAGGACCATGCGCGGCGGAGGAAGGTCATACGTCCTCGTCATGACCCGGACGACGCGGCACATGCCGCACCGGACCGCGTATCCGCGCCGTCACCGCCTCGACCGCCGCCGCGCCGACGACCGACGCACCGAGGCCGATCGCCAGTCCGAGCGTCCAGAGCCCGCCGGTTTCGAGCGCGATGCCTACCCCGAGCCCGGCGCCTGCGACGAGTCCGGCCGCGTACGCCCACCGGGCTCGACCGCTACGCGAGACGACGCCACGCACTGCGACGACTGCGAGGCCGATCACGACGAGGACGAGGACGACTTCTTCGATGCCCATGGTCAAGGCTCCTGACTGTCAGGGATCTTGAAGAACCGGCGAACGAGCCCGAGCTCGGCCTTCACGTCGCTGAGCGTCGTCGAGATCCCGTCCAGCCGGCCGTTGATGTGGTTGACGTCGCCGACGAGGTCCTCGAGTCGCTCGATGCGTCGAACGAGCGCTCCGTGCGCGGTTGCGAGCGCCGCGACTCCGCCGCCGATCGTGCATGCCGCGGCGCCGATGCCGAGCCAGAGCTTGATGCGCGCGATCGTGACCGGCTTCATGCCACCTCGCAGGCTGCAGCGATCTCGGGGATGCGTTCGACGAGCGGCCTGACGAGATCGTTACCGTCCAGCAGCATGCGCCGCCAGCTCGCGGGCAGACCGAGATAGTGCGTGATCTCGTCGATGCCGGACGACCGCGCCTTCGCCACGCCGAGGATGGCCTCGGGGCGTCCGATGACCCGACCTTCGCGGAGCGCGCCGATCGACACGTAGGCGCCCATCGGGTGTTCGGGCCACGCCCGGCGAGCTCGCTTGAGCGTCGCCTCGATCTGGACCTGCTGGTCCTGGTAGGCCATCGCGAGGACGCGACGGAAGCGCCGGGCGACGTCGGGGGGGATCACCGTGTCGACGTCGCCGTCACCGTCCCAGTCGACGCGGCCGTAGTGCCACGCGGGCGAGGCGAAGCCGAGGTAGTCGAGCTCGCACGGGAGGACCTCGAGCGCTCGGCGCGCGAAGGCGTCGAGGGCATCGACGCCCCGCGGGTTATGGTCCCACCAGTCGCGCTCGGCGTTCGCGCCGTAGCTCTCTGGCGGAGTCCCGGCACGCGCCACGATGACGCCGATCCGCTGCGCTACTGAGTCGGCCTGTTTGGCGGCCTCGGCGGGATCGGCCGTGGCTCGCGTGCCGTCGTGCCGGCCCAGCCATGAGTGCAGGCGGTACGGCAGATCAGCCGCAACGCAGTCACGCGCGACGTCGCCGGCGCCGGGACGGATGCGGATGTCGAGGCCGGCGAGCCCAGGCGTCGACAGCACCCGCGCCCGCTGCTCCGTCGAGAGCGGTAGCCAGGAGTCCGAGGGCTCGACGATGGCGATCCACTGCCTCACAACGCCACCGTACCCGCCTCTCCTCGCCCCCGGGAGGGGGGGCCGTCAATCAGCCACGGTCGGTGGCTGAATCGCCGCCAGAGTGATACCGACGCCCCATGTGACCTCGACCCGCTCTCGCGCTGGCGCAGTCGCATCATCGAGCGTCGGCGACTCGAGCAGCCGGTCCATCGCCGCCGCCGGCGTCGCATCGTAGACCTCAGAGCCAGACACGATCGCCACCTCTCCGGTGTCCGGCGGATAGCCGTCGGAGCCGCGGTCGAACGGCGACGGGATTAATATCTCGTCGCTCGCGCCCGACCCCGATGTGTCACCGTAGACCGACGCCGTCTGTGTCGTCTTGCCATCGCCGTTGTGTCGCGCCAGCTTGACGCGGAGCGCATTGCAGGCCGGCGGGACCATCCACGCACAGACCCACTCCGCCGAGCCGCGGCGGAGCTGCGTCGCAAGGCCGGTCATCGCGTAGCCATGGATCGCCACGCGCCGGATCCGATTGAGCACGGCATACAGGTACTCGAGGCGCGGCGGCGGCGTCGCCTCCGTGATCAGGTCCTCCGTCGGGTCGAGGTTCGTGCGCCAGCGCAGGCCCGCGAACATGACGTGCAACGCCGAGGCAGGGTCGCCGTCGAGCGTGACCACGGGCTCGTCGGAGACAAGCGTCATGGCACCGGACGATACCCGATATTCATCGCCGTTCTTGTCGACGTCGATAGTCACAGACGGGCGCCCGCCGCGCTCGGTAAATCGCAGCTCGCCGTTGTCCGTGCCGTCATAAGCGTATGTGACATATTCGACGGCCTCGCCCCGCCAGCCCCGGAGCGAGCATGGCGCGATACCCAGCCGTCGAACGATCAGCGAGGCCGAGCTGGTGAAGCTGTACTCCGTCGCGTCGTTGCTATGGCCGAAGGTCCAGAGCGCTTGCCATCGGTCGCGCGCGATGCGCGCCATGTTGCGCCAGGCGCGGTTCAAAAACTCTGGATGCACGGCCGCGGCGCGCTGACGAAACTGCGCGATGCACATCGGCACGAAGCCCGACGTGTAGGTGTTGAGCGCGCCGAAGATGTCGAGCGGTGCGACATCATCGAGCGGCACCGGCGCGACCATGATCGAGCAGACCTTCAGGTCATTGTCGGTGAACTTAAACCGGAGAAACTCGTCGCCCGAGTCGATCGTGATGTCGAACGGGGCCCACGAGTGATAACCGATAGAGGTCCCCACCTCGGTCTCGGTCGTGACGTTGGACCAGTCGCCACCCGTTGCCGGCTGCGGGTCCGCGGCGTTGTCTACGTCGACGTCGACGACGAGGTCCCCGCCCGATCCAGAGTAGGTCTCAATCCACACGCGATAGGTCAGATCGTCTGCTGACGGCTTGATCGGCACGACGTGGATCGGGTCGTTGAACGTGGTCGAGCTCTTGACGTACGGAGAGAAGTTGACGAGCGCGGGCGTGAAGCGGCAATAGGCCCAATTGACATTGTTGGCGATAATCCAATACGGGTCGAGATACCCGTCTTGCACCGCTACCAGGTCTTCGGCACTGGCCTCCACGTACCGCCCGCACATCGGCCATGCCGGCTCGGCCACCGCGGTCCACGTCGGCCACTCGGCATAGTGACGGAGGTTGCTCGTCGTCGTGCTCTTGGACCCCCCGAGACGCAGGTTATCGACCGGCGTACCGCTCGGCGTACCGATGTCGCGATAGTTGTCCGTGACGCCCGACGTGTCGCCTTTGTAGCCCGTCGACGCCGTGCCGGTGTTTGCCGGAGAGCCGCCGCTCGACCGCGTGCCGTAACGGTAATCGATGCGGTTGGTGGTCTCGTACAACACGAGCTGGAACTTAGCCCGCACGTAGTCGGTGCCGTCATACGACGAGTGCAGATTGCAATACCACTCGACGACGAAGCGCCGCCATGGCGCCGTTCCCTGCACTTCGTGTTTGACATATCCGACCGTTACCGCGGTCTCGATATCGTCCCACCATGGCGCGAGGATGACGCCCGTATCGCTGATATAGAGGCGCGTGTTATCGCTGCCGGCTTCGGTGCCCGCGAGCCTCGCAAAGCCTCGTGCGCACAGGTCGATCGTGGTGTAATCGACGTCGTCGAACGAGAAAGTGAAACCGATCGAAATGCCCGTCGCGATGCTCGTTGCGTTGGCACCGATCGCCGTCGTCGGAGAGTCGAGCGGGACCAGGTCCAGGTCGTCGGTGCGTCGGTAGAACACCATGCGATCGATGTCGGTCACACCCACCGCTCACCCCCACTGGACCTTGTCCGTGTTGTGCAGGTAGGGATCCTGCGTGTCCGTGCAATCGTCGGCAATCGGCCATGTAAGCCGCCACGAAGAAGTCGGCGCAGCCGTCGGCGACGAAGGAACGCCGGTCACTCCGATCCGCACCTGACCACCACCGATGTCCGTCACAGTCGAGACGGTATAGCGCGCCGTGCCCCCGTCGTGCCCGGGCTGGTATGCCAAAAGATACCAGCTCGACTGACCGTCGCGCGCATATGTCAAGAGATCGAGGTAGCTGTCATTCACGTCGAATGATGTCACCGGTGAGCCATTGACGGCCTCGATTGGAATCGACGGCGACATCGCCCCCGCGGCGAGGATGCCATCAACCGAGACCGTTATCGTTTGGACCCCCGAAACAAGCGACCACTGCGCCCCCAGCACGCGCGCGAGGCCGCTCAGGCCCGGGCTGGCGAGTGCGTAGTCCCAGAGGTGCGGGTCGGTGAGCTCCAGCTTCACGACGTCGCCCGGCTGAGCGTCGACCCACGGCGGGACGTCAATCTCGAGGACCTGGCGATTCTCCGCCGCTCGGAACCACGCCAGCGACCAGACCTCGACGGCGCTCTTGAGCGTCGCGCGGTCGACACCGTAGACGTCCAGCGACCACCGAACCGATGTCCGATCGACCAGGTGCTTGTCGGTCGCAATGATCTTGCCCTCGCCCTCCGCCGTGTCGCCGATGGGCAAGGTCCGACACGTGACCTCGATGGCCTGCGGCGCAGCGTAGACCTCGGTCACACGAATCGGGCGGCGACCGCTGCTCGAGACGAGCAACGACTCGGTGATCGTGGCGACCGGAGGCGAGTCTGCCGAGCCGACACGGATCGCCGCAATCTCCAGCGCCGAGCCACCCGTCGAGCGACGGGCCGTCAACGCCCGCGCGGAGAGTCGCAAAATGCCGCCGAAGAGCTTCTCGAAGCTCGTCCCAGCCTCGCTCGCGACGGTGAACGTCAGGTCTTTGAGCAGACCGTCGAAGATGGCTGGAAACGACAGCGACGAGATATCGGGGATGCCGAGCCCTTGGCCTTTCGGGAGCGTGTCGAACGAGCCGTTTTGTGCGTCTCCCGTCGATACGATGGCGCGCCGGAGGATATCGGCGAGCTTGCCTGTGTCGAGCCAAAAGAACTTGGCTGAGACGTCCTCGGGGTCCTCGAACTCGCCACGGGCGACGGCCTCGAGGTCAACGCTCGCCAAGGCCGATCCGGGTGCGCCGATGAGCCGGACGAGCTGCGGATTCTGCGCGTCGATCTCGAGGTCGTCATACTGGAAGTAGCTCGTGTTGCCCTCGCGCTCGAGCTGAACAAACCCTGACGTGGGCAGGTCGCCCGGCGCGATGTCGTCAAGCTCGACGCTGAGTGCTGCACCGTTCACGCGCGACCGCATCGTCAGGCCGATCGGTATCGCTCGTGTGGCGGCACCCGTGCTGATCGCAAAAATGGCGCTCGGCTCGTTGGCAAAGATGAAGGGGATGTTACCGGCTCCGTCGATGGCGCACCGGATCCATACCTGGATATTGCCGGCCCCAAAGTCGACCGGGATCACGAGCCGGTATTGCCGTCTCATGCCGATGTCGTCAGTCGCCTCTTCGGCCCAGGAAGCCCCTGTGACCGCGCGCGCGGCATCGATCGCCTCGACAATCGCTGCCCGCAGCTGCGACTCGTAGGCCGGCGAGGTCAGGCCCGAGAACGGGCGCAACGTGTACTCCTCGTCGGTGTAGCCCGTGCCCCCGTCATCATCGGTGATGTTGAGCGTTAGCACCGCGCCGGTGTCAATCGCCAAGAGCTCATCATCGGCCGTCGACCACCGAGCCGCCCCGCTGGCTGCTACGCCCAACGGCTCGCTCAGCCGACGCACCTCGTCGCGACACGGGACGATCCAATGAGAGCCCTCGCGGAACGGCCGCTCGTCGATGTACCCGGACCAGACCACGCACGCCGTCTCGAGGATGCTCGCGCCCTGCACGTACCGGCCCGACGGGTCGAGCATCGCCATGTACAGGGTGACCCTGCGGCCCCTCCAAACATAGGGCTTGTCTGCGATCAGCGTGCCCTTGCGGTAGCTCCGCTGGCGACCGTACGTCCCGCGCGTGACGCTGACGAACTCGTCGAGCAGGGCCCCGCCGTATTCCTCCAGCGACGTGCCAATGTGCAGATCGCTGTCGCCCCACCCGCGCGTGCTCGCGACCTCAAAGGTCGTGGCCGAAGCGCTTATATCAGCCGTCAACACGGTGGTCTTCGTGGGCCGCTGGAAGAGCGCGGAGATCGTGTCGGTCGCGATCAGCTTGAGCTCGAGATCGAATGCACGGGCGACGTGCGTCTTGGGATCGATGGCACATCCGATCTTCGCCGAGTCGTCGATCACGAGCGAGCCGTCGAGCGTGTAGCCAGTCGGCGCCGTTGCGTCTCCGACGTACTCGCACGGCATGACAGCGATGCCCTCGATTTTGCATAAGTATTGCGGCGCGTATCCGTACCTCACGCCACCCATCAGGACCGACCACGACTCGCTCACGATGGGTCCTCCATCGAGGCCTGGAGCCGAACGCGGACATGTCCATTCGGGTCGTCGTGGTCGACTCCGACGGTGGCATACGGATAGACCGTCAGCGTGCCGTCAAGGTCGTCTTCGTCGTACGCATCGACATTGGCGAACTCGACCTTGAAGGCGCCGTGGCCGGTTGCCAGCGGCGACGTTTCCATGTCGCTCCACTGCGCCGCCGTGAACGACAGCTCGACCTCGATGTCGGTCGCGCGGCCGTAGTGGTAGGCGCTCGCTCGTCCGCCTCGATACTCGCTCAACTCAGATTCCTCGCGCTCCACGGGCTCGGTGCGACCGACGAGCATGTCGACGATCCCCCACGCGCCTGATCCTGCTGAGCCGTTCGATATGACAGCACTCCCAAACCCCAGCAGGTCGACAAGCGTGTCGCTCAGATTGAGCCACAGATTACCGCCCGAGACCGAGAGCGATACGGACGTGCCATCCCAGGAGAACGTCACGGTCCGCGAGGCCGCTGTCCCGATCGCCGTCGCCCACGCGTCGAGCGCCTCGCGCACGGGCATCGTCGACGCCAGGTCGGAGTCAGTCCACGGCCCGGTGGATGCCGTCGTCGACCACTGCATACGCCCGGTCGCCGGGAGCCCGTAATAGAGCAGCAGCTCGACCGTCGCCATTACACGACCCCCGCGGCCGCGCCCGCATAGAGCGTGTCGCCGCCGAGCACCTCGATCGATCCGACAACGATCGTCGGGTCGTCAGGGTGCATCAGATCGATGTTGCCGACCGTCACGCGCCGCCACCCGCCGACGAGCTCGTCGAGAATGTAGGCGGTCCGCGGTTGGGTCGCCAGCCGCCTTGCCTCATTGAGGGCGAAACTCTGCTGGCGCGTCAACTCGACCGCCACCTGAGGCCGCCGGAGCGACGTCGCCTGGTGCCCGAACCGCCAGGCGCCGACCCGCGAACGCCCACCCGACTCCGTGTCGAATCGCTCCCAGACGAGCGAGCCGGGCCGAGCGGCGCACGAGGCTGAACAAGCCGTTACGGGGCTCCCGCTCGTGTCGCCGAATAGGGCCGTCCAGGTCGCGTTCGGCGTGATCGTAAAGGCGGTGTCAGCACCCGTGAACGTGTAGACGAACCGGATGCGCCGATCATCATCGTCCGGCTCAGCCGTCATCGTGACGCTGTCGATACTCGCCGACCACGCCCGACCCGCATCGTCGAGCCAGTCACGCAGCGCAGATGCCACCTCGTACGCGTTCAGCGTGTCCCCAGCGACGGCGTAGGTCTCGATCCCGTCGGCATGATCGAACTCGATGTCGGCCCCCGTCCACCCTGCTCGCGTGAAGACGATGCCCATCAGGCCGCGTCCCGTCCACGCTCAAAGCCGGTCCCGTGCGGTCGCTGGAGGAACTGCACGAGCCCCGCCGCTGCCTCTTGCGGCGACGGCCCGAACCACGGAGCATTGATATTGATCACATAAGGAGCTGAAGCCCCCGACCCCGAATGTGCCACTTGCCGCGCAACGGTCCGCGACGAGCCCGCGCCCGAGCCCCGGCCTCCACCGCCAGAGGCAGAGAAGGCCGCCTGAGTGCCGAGGATGGCCGCCGCCGTGAAGTGCGCCGCGGCGGCCGGATAGTTCTGTGATGCGATCGCGCCGAACCCGAGGCCGAGCTCGATAATCGACAGCACCCCCGCGCGGAGGCGCTCGTTCTTGATCTGCGCCGCGCCCGCCTTGGCTATGGCCCCGAGCGAGCCAACCACCGCGTTCTTCGTCGTGATTGAGCCCTGGCCCCACTTGGCCCACGTGTCGGAGATCGTCGACAGCGCCGACTGAAACTCGGCCATGCCGGGGAGCGCTTCGGACAACGCCGCGGTGAAGTCGCGGATGTCGTCGCCCATGCTGAGACGGTCTGCCGAGTCGCGGTTCTTCCGCTCCTCGGCCATCTTTTTGTCAAAGTCGAGACCGGCCTGTTTGACAAGATCGGCATTCTCGGGGAGAGCCATCGCCCTGCGACGAAGTGACGCGTCAAGGCTCTCGACCTGCGCGGCTGTCTTACGTCGAGACGACGGCCGGTCGCCCCGCGCGGCCGCCACTTTGGCCGACCAGAACTCCTCAGCTGTTTCGCCCCCACCTCCACGAGGAGGCGCAGGTGTCCCTCCACCACCACCCCCACTATAGCCGCCCGAGGCTGCCGTTTTGCTGACCGTCATCGCCAAGCCGGCCAGGGGGATAGCGCGCGCGAATACCTGTTTGCCGATCTCGACGCTCTGTTGTTTCAGGTACTCCAGATTCAGCTTCTCGAAATCGACGATCTCCTTCGTCAATCGCTTGCGGTCGTCGAGCAACTTGAGCTGTTTTTTTTGCGCGTCCTCGAGCTGCGCAGCGAACCCAACGGGGAGCTCCCAGACGGACACGCCCGCCTTCTGATAGTCCTTCCATCGCTGCTCGAGCACGAGCGTCTTGATCGAGGACTCAGCCAGCGCGTCATTTGTCAATTGGAGTTGGAGACGCGCATCGCTGGCCGCAACAAGGCCAGCGTCCCAGGTGTCCCTGAACGTGTCGCGCGTCTGCCCGAGTCGGTCACGAAGCGCGTCTGTTGCCTCCTGGAGCTTATTGCCAGCCGCCCGGAACTCATCCATGCGGCGGTTCAGCTGCCCCTGTGCGGTATGCGCATCGCGAAGCTTTTCGACCAGCGCGACCAGCGCCGCACCGACTGACAAAATCGTACCGACTACGAATCCCGCGTTGCTCCGAAGTTGCTCAAAGCCTTCGCGTAAAGCGTTCAGCGGCTTCATGCCGCCCTTGAGCTGACCGACCTGATCAGCAAGCCCCTTGACCTTCCCTCCTGTTGCCGTCGATGCGTCGCCCGTTTGCGCGACCTGATTTTTCAGGCCCTCGACGGCCTTTGCATCCGCGCCAGTCTTGGCCGCGAGATTGCCCGTACTCGTCGTCTTAAGCGTGACCTGCACGTTGCCGGAGAACACCGCCACGGTATCACCCTCCCGCCGAGCGGCGGCCGCTGAACTGCGGACGCGGCCCCGCGCCGTCGCGACGCGAGCGCTCCATTTTCTCCTCGTCCGCTTTCCTCACCGCCGCACGAATGGCGGCACACCCGTCGACGACATAAGGTGCGTATGCCTCGGGCCACTCGGCCAGCGGCGATATCTGTGCGGCGAGGTAGGTCTGTAGGATGCCATCCCATGTCGGCGCGCGGAGCATCGCACGAGGGCAAAGCGGCCAGTCGACGCCCACCGCGCGAGTCACACGCCGCGTCTGGCATCCGTCGGCGGCCTGTGGCCCGGTGCAACCCGCGCAGCGCGTGGCAAGCTCGCGATCGATCTCCATGCTCTTGACCGTCGCGAGCGCGTACAGGTCGAGCGGCGGCGCGTCATCCAGCGCTTTTCGTGGCTCCATCGGAGCCCTCCTCGCCTTCGACCTCGCGGCCGTCGGCCAGCGCGAACACGGCGCGCGCCGTGCGGTGGTAGGCATCGAGGCTCTTGCCGTGCGACCGGCTGAGGATACGCAACGCCAGGAGCTCGTAGGCGATGAGCCCTCCGCGGCCCCCGTGCTCGTCGGTCCCGTTGGACGCCATGAGCGCGTCGAGCCACTCGCGGATCTCGGAGGCCTTCGTCCGACGGTCGACCCGGAGGACCGCGCGCTCGAGCGCGAACGCATAGCCCGCCCAGACGCCGCCCGGCGTGTCCTTGTGCTGCCGCAACTCGGATGGCCGGAGGATGCGGACGCGCATCTTCGTGGCATCAGCTCCAACGTCACACTCAGCAGCCAGGACCCACCCGCAGTGCTCTAATGCCACCGGGACACGGACGGACGGGTCCTCCGAGTAGACGAGGTCTTCCTCGGACAGGTCGACGCGGATGGGGCCGGACAGAAGCGACATCAGCCGCCCCCCATGCGCCACGCCTTGTTGCCGCCGTTCGCACTCGAGCCGTCGCCCGACCAGGGCCCCGAGCGTAACGTGCCCTGCCAGTAGCGCACGCCGTCGATGTCGACGGGCTCGGGCTTGCTGTCCAGTCGGCCGGCCGGCATGTTGAACGCCAGCAGCTGCCCAGCGACGCGACCATAGTACGCCGACATCGAGATCGCGGTCTTGGACTGCCAGGCGCGCACCAGGATCGGGCCCTTCGTGCCGGACACGAACGGGGCGTATTCGTCGGAGTCCGGCACCGCAAGCACGACATCGAGAGCCGGAGACGATACGGTCACCGCCGCCACGCCCTGCGCCGCGGCGGGGCTCATGAGCGCGTGATGTGCCCACATGATCGTCCACTCGACGTTGCGCACGTCGAAGCTCCCGTAGGGGTCCTCTGTGCCGTCATTGACCTGGAAGATGCTCGTCGAAGATCCGACCTGCGCGCCGAGCACATACCGCGAAGAGCCGCGGATGGCGTCCATGTCCAGCATGGCCGTCAGCGCTTGGAGTCCGCCCCCGCTGCTGTAGGGCTCGCTCTCCCCGCCGTAGCACGGACCCTCGACCGTACACATGAGGATGTCGTCCTCGACGGCGAATTTGGCAGTCTCGGGAACGAAGCCGATGAATCTGCGGTCGTGCTCTGGAGCTTCTCCGACGACGCGGATCGTGCACCCGTAGTGCTCGAGCTCGCCGTCGGGATACCACGTGAAGGTCGGGATCCGCTCGGCGTTATTGTCCGGCTGCGCGTCGAGGTCCTCGAACAACTCCGCTGTGTAGGGCCCCGCGCCGGACAGGCTCTTGATGAAGCCCATCTTGACGCGCGAGTCGTCATCGTCGAGCGACGCGACGAGACACCCGACCTTGCCCGTCGATGTGTTGAGCGTGATCGTATTGCCGTCGCTCGGTGACACGCCGTTGGCCTGTTTGGCAATCGTGTCAGGCGCCCACATCGGCAGCGTGCGCGCTAGCCCCTGCGGCTCCGGTGTGTCGGACGCGTGGGCATAGGCAGCGAGCTGGCCGCGCCAAGGGAACTTGATCGCGAGCACGGGAATATCGCTTCCTGGCAAGGGCCCAGCGAACGCCCCGGACGCCTCCGACGAGCGCGCCACGAGCGACTGAACGGTCCGGTAGGTGACCTGCGGCATGTCGCAGAACACCCACTGGTCAACCGCCGCCTCAGTCAGCAAGCCTGTTAATTGCTCGCCGATCCCGACCGAGAATCGATCAGTCCGAAAAATCGTCTCCCACGTCATGGCGTGCTCCTCAGATAGTCGATTCCGACCGTCCACACGGCCGCATACCGGATCCCACTGCCCCAGTCGGCCAACCCAAATTGCGACGAGCCGCCGGTCTCGTATCCCTGCACCCGGACCACGGTGTTCGTGGTCACGATCGGCGTGTCGAGCGCAGCCAGTAGGCCATTCGCTCCGCCCAGTCGGCGCAAGCGATCTTCGACCGTCGGCGCATCCTCGAGCATCTTCCGACGGCCCATCGGGTCACGGGGATATTGCAGGCTGAATCGCAACGTTAGCGTCCGCCACCCGCCCGCGGTCTGCGTCCGGCCCGACGGACCATCGGCAGTCGGATCGATGCGCATCGCGCGCGGTCTGTCGCGATTCTCCTCGAGCTCGCCGTCCGAGATCGGCGGGAAGTCCGCATCGCTCGACAGCGACGTGTCCATCATTACGTTGGCCACGCCCTCGATCACATCCGCGGCGGTCGTCGTGCTCATGCCCGCGCCCTCAGCGCCTGGCGCACGATCTCGCCGAGCGTCGCCGGCAAGGGCGACTCCCATTGCACCGGCACGTCGTGCCCGTAGCCAAGAGCAACCCCATGCACTGACGCGAGCGCGAGCGCCTCGACCTCGCGCTCGGCCAACGCGAGCACATTGACCCGGTGCTGACGCAGCACCGTCCAAGCCTTGAATGCATTGTTGATCTGGAGCGCCGCTGCGCGATTCGTGCCGCTCCGGTTGTTGCGGCGGGTCTTCGCCGCGAGCTTCTTCGTCTGCTTGAAATTCGGGCTCCGCCCGGTCGAGCGACCACGAAACATGATCTTAGCCGTGCGAGCCCCTTCGAGGACCGCCGAGAGTCCCGACCACATGCCGCCTGTCGTCGAGTAGCTGCCAGGAACGGTCGCGTTGGCCGCGTGATATTCGGCCGCCGTCCTGTACCACTCGGCTCCGCTCGGCCCGACCTGGCCTGCCGCGCGGTCCGGATATCCGGGCGCCGTCGCTTGCCACCGACGCTTCGTCGACCAGCCCGGGAACGGCTGTCCCGCGAGGTCTGCGTGGCCCTGCACGCGCTCGCGGATCGTCTCGCCGAGAGGCGGTGCAACGACGCCGGTGAACGTCGTCTCGAACTCATGCATCGTCAGGCCGCGAGACACTGCTGCGCGCGACACTTCCAGCTTGACGCTGAACATCACAACCGCCCGCTCAGCTGAAACTCGACCATGCCGAGATCGTTGCGCAAGGTCTGCGAGACGCGATAGGTGCGGCTCGTCCCGCGCACGTCGAATGTGACATAATCACCAGCCGCGGGCGTGATGCCCGCTGACTCCAGCGCGAGCGCACGGATCTCAAGCCGCGGCTCAGCAGATTCATACGCCGGGGCGCTGGGCGACAGGTCGCCCATGCGGGGTGCGAAGTAGGCGTCGAGCGTGACTGGCGGGAGCCCGCTGGGGACGTAGATCACCGGGCGCCCAAAGGCCCCGATGACCGCGGCGTTCACCAGATCGTCGAGCTCGTCGGCAGTCTCCACGCCACCTCCAGATCGATCACGTCCGCTGGAAGTAGACGAAGAGGTCTACGCCGTCGTTCTCCGCCAAATCGGCGTTGTCGCTCGTGACCAGGAACTCCGCCAGCCCGGCTTGCGCGATGACGAGGTCTGCCGCGGTGGCGGTCAGAGTGATCGGCGTGAGCGCGTTGTCGGTGATGGTCTCGAGGTTCAGGCTACTGAACAGGTCATTGTCCGACACGCCGACGTTGTTGCTCGTGAGGGTGACTGTGCCTGCGGCCGAGCTCGGCTTGGCTGTCGTGTAATAGTCGATGCCAACAACCTTGCCAGCCCAGCGCGCCAGGAAGCTGGCTACCTGGACGTCATTGGCCGCCATCCTCAGCGGAATCCGTACGACCTCGAACACGTCCAACGCCGGGTCGAGAATGACCCATGCGCCCGTGTCGCCAGTGAGCGCCGATTGCGCGTAGACGCCGATCAGCACGTTGTTGCGGAAGTCGGCGTTGGCCGCGGCGTCGGCCACATCCCAGAACGCCGGATCGCCGGCCGCCGGCACATAGCCGGTCGCCTTCGCGACGCGGATGATGCCCGCGGTCAGCACCTGCAACGTCTGCCCCGTCGTCGCGTCGTTGAGCGCGAAGCCATGGATGCCGCCGGACTGAACGAAGTCACCAGCGGTGACCGTGCCCGTCGCGACGACTTCCTTGATCACTCCAGGCTGTCGATAGTTCACCGTCATTTGTCATTCTCCTCAGGACTTCGGAACCCGGATGATGGCCTTCGGATCCTCGACGGCCACGTAGAAATCGTGGATGAGCTGGAAGATGGTGCCATCGGTATCGGCCGCCGACAGCATCTCGAACCGCGGCGACGGATCGCCCTCGAGCCCACCATGGACGAGACACGTCCTGTTCGATATCGCGAACCAGACGTCGGGCGACGACGCTTCGACCGCGAGTCGAGGATCGGTCCATGTCGCCTTGCCCTGCAGAACGCTCGGCAACGCGTTCGACGCCGCGTCTGGATACCTTCTTGGGTCGATGATCTGACCGATCGTCGCCGTCTCCGAGACGGCGCCGAAGAAGCCGCGCAACGTGAGGTAGATCCGGCGCGTGCTCGTGCCGCCGTTCGCGCTCGCGTCCTTGACGGTCTCGGTCATAAGCTCGAACAACCGCATGACGTGGATGAGCGCCGCCAGGTCGGGCGTCCCGACATCTGTCGCGAGGTTGCCCCGCGATGCGTGGAACAGCGCCGTGCCGTCGTTCAGCGTCGGGTTCGCAAGGAGGATGTCGACCACCGCCGCATCGTCCTCCCATCGCTTCGCCGACTCGCCGAGCCCGAGCGACTGCTGCGAGAACGCGTCGAGGTCATCGTTGACGAGCATCTGGCGGGTGAACCCGACCTGGATGCCCGCCGTGCTGAGCTGGCCGACCAACGGCGTCCCGCTGATGTACCCGGCGCGCTTGATTTCGCCGTGCTCGCCGATCGCCTCGAGGCTCGGCGCACCGCTTCGACGGAAGATCGAAAACTGTTTGAAGTCCGGCCGGTTATGGAGGCGCGAGAACTCGCGCCACGGCGACATAACCTCCGCGTACCCAACCGCGAGCATCTTGTTCGCGGCGTTGCCGAGCAGCGTAGCGAAGTCGCCCGTCGTCGCGAGACCGCCTGCGGCCGATCGGAACGCCAGCGCCCGCATGGCGATCTCATTCGGAGACCACCCCGCGCAGTTGAATCCCCGAGCCTCAAGGAATTGCTCCGCGAGATCGATCAGCCGGGCGCGACGCGCTCGGTGAGACCGCTCGTCGCTGAGCGGCTCGATGGCGAGCTTGGCTTTCTCGACCCGACGCGGATCGACCCCGCTCAGCGCGCGGTGGGTGATGCCAAGCCCGATCGCCTCGTGCGCCTTGTCGGCAGCCGCACGACCGATCTCGATCTTCGTTCCCGCTGGCGGCTGCGGCGACGTGATCTGCGCGGCGCGCTGATTCTCAGCTGCAAGCTTGAGGAGCTCGAATCCGACACGGTTGTCGTCGTGAGGGAACTCGGCGACCAGCGCACGGACCTTCTCGGTCGCAACGTGGTTCGCGGCCCCGAGCCGCTCGAAGGTTGCCAGCCGGGCGTTGTAGGCAACGGCTGCCTCGGTCGTCATCGTCGTATCGCTCACAATTGCCTCCTCGGCGCCTCGCACCGGGTATTTCCGCGTATCACTCTCGCGCTCAGCTGAGCGCATCACCGCGCCTGCGTCCGCCGGCATCTGCACGATGGACACCTCGTAGGGCTCCCACGATGTGGGCGTCATCAGCGTGCGGTCGCCTCCGTCGCGGCGGTCCTTTGCCGGCGTCCGGACGAAGTCATCGACGTCGTACCCAAGCGACACCGCCCGGATGTGTCCATCCGCGATCAGGCCGAGCACGGCATCGCCGGCTGGCGTGCGCGCAACCTTGATCTGCCCGACCAAGGTCGCCCCGTCGACCCGTACCGAACCCGGGACTACTGAGCCGAGGGTGTTTATGACGCTGCCGGTCATGTGGCTGTCGAGCACCACGCCGATGGAGTTGATCCGCTCCAGGCGGGCGCGGTCAACCGGCAGGGCTTCGTCGAAGTCCTCGATCCATCCGCGCCGGCGCACGATGGCGCCAGTCGACATGACGACATCGACCGTGCGATCTTCGCGAGACAGCGACGATGCCCGCACGGCCGCCTCGCGCCTCAGCGCCGGGCCTTCATAGTATCGAGACGATCCGCTCACAGGTCGGACCCTGCATCATCGGTCTCGCCCTGTTGAGGGGGGGCGCCTCCGGCGCCGCCCCGCTGGTCGTTCCGCATGGCCCCGCGCCAGTCGACCTTGCTCGGATCGATGTCAAGGATCAGACCAAGAAGGTCAAGCTCCTTGGTCAACCGAGACTGCTGCTCGAGGTTGCTACGCGGCACGAAGCCGCGCTTTGCGACCTGCGACTCCCACGGGACAAAGCCCGCGCGCGTGTCGAGGATATCGCCGAGGCTCTCCCTCGCGGGGTCGACGCTCTGGCGCGCGGGCGCCGTGAAGTCAGCCGCCACGAACGGACGGTCGATGAAGCCACCCAGGAAGGCCGCCTCGCAAAACCATCGCCACACGCGAGCCGATACCTTCGGCACAAAGTGCGTGTACTGGAGCGTTTCCACGTATCGCCAGAACTCGATGAGGCCACCACGCAGCGACGAGTAATTGGCCTGGCTCAGATCCCCACTGAGCCACTCGTAGCTGAGCATCCACGAGACCGCGCACGACTGGAGCATTGACCGCTTATACGTGTCGTAATTGGCTGCGATGACCGGCGTGTTGAACCGGACATCTTTGCCGTTGCGCAACCGGACGATCATCCGCGGCTGGATGTCCTCGACGCGATTTCCGTCATCGTCGATGGCTGCCGGCACGAGGCCTTCGTCGGCCTGCTCAGCCGCATCGTCACCAGGGACGATGAACGCCGCAACCGCGGCCTCGGTCTGCTTGCGTGCCAGCTCGAATCGCTCCCACGTCTCGAGGTCCGCCTTCATCGCGAGCCCCGGCGTCAGGAACGGAATGCCGCGCACCTGGCGGGGTCGCAGCGGCACGAACAGGTGGATGACGTCAGATGCCGGAACCCGGACAGATGGGAGTCGACCCGCGCGAAATGGGTAGCTCTCGCCGGGATGCTCCGGCAAGAACCAATAAGCCACTCGCTCACCGCGCGCGTCGAACTCGACGCCTTGCACAACACGTCCGCCGTCGGCTAACTGCTGGTTCTTCTGCTCGTCGACCAGGTCGGCCTCGAGCACCTCGAGCTGGAGAGGCACGCGCCCGGTCGCGACCATCGCCGGCACGGTGTGCCGCCGAATGAAGCACTCTCCGGCCTCGACCCAGCCACGGCCCGCGACCGACTCGATCGCCTGGTAGGTGTGCGCGCCCTCGATGTCTGCCGATGTCTCGCACCACTCGGACCACAATGCCGCGAGACGCTCGGCGCGCATCTTGTCTTGCGTGCTCTCTTGAGTGGAGCGTTGGACGCTGGGCACGATGCCGGTGCCCACGATGTTTCCGGCGATCACCTCTACCGCGCGGGCGCAGTGGGCATCGTTGCGCGCCATGTCGCGGGCTCGCGCTCGCAGATACGGCGCTGACTGCCCGACCGCATTGGGCCCCGCGTTGCTCGTGCTCCACCCCCTGCGTCCACGGTCGCTTACCGACGCGGCCTCGTACGCCGACCGTTTCGCCTTCGGTCCGAGCCCGAGGGCGCCGGCAATGCGAGACCACACCGACCGCTTCGGTCGCGACCGAACAACGACGCTCATCGCGTCTTTCCGATCCGGGCCACGCTGTGGCTCGCCGGCACCGCACTTGACCCGGCGAGCTCGCTCTGCATCAGTCGACGGATGCGCAGCATCTCGTCAACCGACCCGTAGGTCACCGACTTGCCGTCGCTCGTGGTGACCGTGCGGACCCCGCGCTTGATCGCCGAGTCGAGAGTTTCGAGGTCGTCTTCGGTAAAGGCCATCGCGGCCTCACGCTAATGCGGACGTGCGCGCGACGGAGGCGGGGTCTCAGGTCCATCGCGGACGCTTGCCCCCGACCGGTCGGGGGCGGGACGGAGCTGGCGGAGCCGCGTCTGGCGCAGGCGCGTCTGGTTTTCGCCCATTGACGCGATCCGCCACAACGGGCGAAAACTCTTTTTGCTGCGTCGGAGCATCCGCCGCCACGGGGCGCTCCAGCCGGAACCCCTGCGCATAGAGCCCATGCAGCACGGCGTACGAGTACACAGCGCAATCGAGCCCCTCGTTGCGGATGTCCCCTCGCCGCATCTGCCACCGGCGCCGGCGCTCTCCCGTGTGCCGACCACCTCGGGCCCGAGCCGTGTCGACCACGCACACCTCCGACGTGAGCTCCTCAAAGAAGGCCGGCCCTAGCGACTCGCGCGCGGCGAAGTGCCAGAGCCCAGGACCTTCGCGCTCGCCGCGGCTCATCGCCTGCAGCGTCCCCCTTAGCCGTGACATGCAGGTCTCCTTGCAAGCAAACACTCCGACTAAGTAGAGCGGCAGATTGCCCTTGTTCTTTCGGCTGGGAACCTTTGGCCACGGTCGAGATCCCTCGCGTCCCGAGTCGCCTTTTACGGCCCACACGCGACGCGACTTTCGCGGCCGACAAAACTTGTAGGCCTGCGCCGTCGCGAGGCCGCCGGTGTCTAACCCCGTTGCTCGAATCTTCATCGCGCCGCCGAGCGCGTGCGGATAGCTCGCATGCAAGAGAAGCTTGTCCAGCTCGGCCCAGACAGACGACGGGTCGTTGGGGTCCTTCGTCGGATCACCGCTGAGCTCGATGCGATCCACGGTCCAGCGCTCCTCTCCTGGACCCCAGCCGTCGATCTGCACCACGATCCGGTCTGCCTGCACGTCGACACCCGCGGTCAAGCACGCCACCCGAGCCGGCAACACTTCGAGCCTAACTCTCAGACTCAGCAGGCCGTCGGGGTCCCACGAATCGGCATCGGCGACATCGAACGTCTCGCCGAGACGCGTATTGGTGAAGACCTGGAGCTGTAGTTGATCGTGGTGCGCCTCGTCGTACGCCGCCAATAGCTCCGACCACGAGACCCAGGGCGAGTAGAGCTGCGATATGTGGAACCCGACGACGCGGCGGCCTGGGAACGTCGGGACCCATCGTCCACGAGCAACCATGCCGTCACGCCGCCACTCGGGTATCAGGGCGCCGCAGCCACCAGCGTCGGGGTCACAGAGATACTCGGCCGCGCCCGTCTCGCCCCGAGACAGCCGCGAAAAAATGAGGCGCTGAAAGAGCCCGCACTCAGGGCATGGCACGCGGAAATATCGCTGGTCGCTCGCCATAAACAGCGACTCGATGCGCGATGAGCCGCGAATGGTCGGCGTCGAAAATGCTCCGAGCTTCCTACTGAACGGGAACGTTGCGGTCCGCGCGCCAAACAGCAACCACGGATCGCCCTCACCGGATATCTGCCCTGGCCACGCGTCGAGCTCGTCGCCCAGCCCGACGCGCACCGTCCGCCGACGAAAGCTCTTGCCCGAGTTGGCGCCGACCGCGTACAGCACGCCGCCGCGATACTTTTTGTGCAGGATCGTGTTGCCCTTGCGCCTGTCTTTGTCCGGCGTGATCAGGTCCTGAAGCGCTGGCGTGTGCGCAATCATCGGGTCGAGATGGTCCTTGCTCCACTCCTCCGCGTCGGCCTCGATCGGCTGAGCGACCATGATGGGGCACTTCACGGAGTCCATAAAAAACCCGACCGTGTTGTTGATGCACTCTGTTTTGCCGACTCGCGCCGACGACTGAAACACCACCTCCTGCACTGGCGACGACGGAGACAGGCAGTCCATGATCTCAACCAACCACGGCGTTCGCGCGTTGCGCCACGGTCCAGCGTCCGCTGCGGTCTCCGTCGGCAGATACCGACGCATCTCCGCCCACTCCGAGACCCGCGTGGCAGGGGGCGGCGCGATGGCGCGTCGACGATGGCGGACGATATCCGTGACGTCGTCTAACTTCATGACTCAGCCGACAGGAGCCGCAACACCACGATGACCTCGTCGTCCACCAGGCGACGACACTCTCCCGCGTCCGTCTCAGCGGCCAGGCGTCCAGCGAGCCGAGCCCCGATCTGCAGCAGCTGGTCACGCATCATCGCGGCCTCGCTCACCCACCGCTCCGCTACTGCGGCACGACGCACGAGCAGCCCCTGCAGCTCGAGCCGGACAAGCCGGGCGCGGAGCGCCTCCTCTCTGACCCGCATCCGCGCCCAGTCTGCGGCCTCCTTCCGTCCGCCCCGCGGGCGAGCGGACGGCGTTACCTCGGCCGCACCCAGACGAGGTCGCCCTCGCTTACCCGAGACCGCGGCGATCGCATCCCTGATCCGCTCCGCGGCGTCCGAGCGCCCCGTTCGCTCGGCGTAGGCCAGGATCGCGGGTAGCGTGGTGCCTCCCATCGCACCACGCTTAAGCGCCGCCTGTACCGACGACCTCGAGATCCCCAGCATGGATGCGGTCTCAGATTGACTCAGCCGTTTTGAATTCGCGCTCAACTAGTCTGATTCCGTCGTGGGCAAGGCCCCTCGCCTCCCTCCCCGTGCGGGAGGACCCAAGGCACTGGGGGGGCCGTCTCCCTTGGCGCGCTCGCGCTGTCGGGCGCGCCGCTCCTCTCGGTCCTGTGTCTCGCTAGAGACGCCCCACAGCCCACCCAGCAGCCATGCCAGGCCATACCAGTCCTCCACGCGCGCCGGGTCGACGCGCTCCGGGCAGTCGAGTATCCAACGGCGCAGTGCGGTCGGCATGACCCGCCATGCGCCGTCCTGCTGGTGCGCAGGCAGGGTGCCGCGTCCGATCGCGCGCAGCACCGTGGCCACCGAGCGGCCTGTCAGTGGCTCGACCTGCCTTGGTGTGAGCGACAGCCGCGAGCGACTGATGCCGTGGCGCCAGAGGGTCGCAGACACCGCCCTGACCGTCAGGCGGAGCTCGCGCGCCATCCTCGCCAGCGTGTAGCCCTCGTCGTCTGCGTGGGCGCGCAACCAGGCCACCACACTTGCCTTGGTGGCGATGCGGAGACGCCGCGGCGAGCCCACGCCGAGCACCTGGCGCACCTGGTGCACTGTGATGCCGAGGCGACGCGCGATGGCGACGCGGCCCAACCGCCGACTCAGCCGGACGACGTCCCGCGCGACGTGCTCGTCCACGGGTGCGTGAGGGCGACTCATGCCCTGTCCGCCAGGTCATGCCGCCGGCCCTTCTTCCGCGCGGTCTCTGTCTCGTCCCGCTCCACCTCGAGCTCGTGTGGCTGCATCGGCCGCAGCGCCCCCGAGCCGTCACGCGTGAGCTCGAGCGCAGGTGGCGTCGGCCCGTAGTTCGACTTCACGACGCTGAGCCTGGAGCGCCGCTCCCGCCCCGTGAGGCGCTCGAGGTATCCGACCCACCGCGCGCCGTCGACGAGCGCGCTGTGCCCTCGCACGATGCCCTGGTTGCGCTGTGACGGGTCATCGCGGAGCGCGCCCTTGTTCGTGTGATGCGCGACGATGACCGCCGGCGCACCTGGCAACGCAGTGAGCTGCTCGAGGAGCTGCACGACGCGCGTCGCTGCGTGCGCGTCGGTCTCGATCTCGGGCCCGCCCCAGCGCGAGAGCGGGTCGAGGATGATGGCCCGCCACGTCTGACCGCCGAGCGCAACGCACAGATCGGCGTGCCACCTCGTGGGCCCGTCGGGCCCAAGGAAGGCCACGTTGTGGCCCATGAGCGCCATCGGCACGACGTTGCGTCTCACCTCGCTCAGCAGGTAATCCACGCCATCGTCACCGGGTTGGCCGAACGTCTGCGCGGCCATGTAGAGCCGCCGTCGGATCTCGTCGAGGTCCTCCTCTGCGAGCGCCAGCAAGACACGCCCCTTCCGCGGCACCTGGAACGTGCCGAGCCACGGTGTGCCCGTCGCGATGGCCAGCGCCAGCTGCACGAGCGCGTAGGTCTTGCCGACGCCTCCGGCCGCGGCGAGGAGCGACACGCGGCCAGCCGCCATGAGCAGCGGCTGCCGGTGCCCATCGCTCCACGTGAGCAGCGCATCGGCGCGAGGCGGCGGCTCGGTGAACCAGTTGTCGGCGCCGAGCTCGGCGAGGGTGCGCAGGTCGATGGGCAGGCGCGGCGCCACGTCGGCGAGCGTTGCCCCGACCGACGCTCCGGCCTCGGCGACGAAGGCGTCGACGTCGTCGACGTCCTGGTACGCGGCGACCTCGATGCGTCGAGCGACCTCGATGAGGCGGCGGAGGCGGGCCTTGGCGACGACGACGCGGGCATAGTGCTCCACGTTGGCGACGGTGCCGGCCCGGTCCATGAGCTCGCCGATGGCACGAGCGCCGCCGAGCTGCTCGTAGACGCCGCGGTCTCGGAGCGACTGCTGGAGCGTCACCGGGTCGACGGGCGTGCCGTGCGCCTCGAGCGCGATCATCGTCGCGGCGATGGTCGCGTGTCGCCCCGAGTACCACGCCCAGGCTGGGATGGCGGCAACGCTTTCGAGGGCTCGCGAGTCGAGCAGCGCGGCCGCGAGGACCTCGCGCTCGGCCTCGAGCGAGTGCGGCGGTGTCGGTCCCGCTCGTGACGCATCGACGTGCACGACCACGTCCGCGGGGTGCGGTACGCCCCACGCCGGCACGTCGCTGGTGTCGTCCTCGGCGCTCATGTGCCGGCCTCGAGGCGGGCGAATTGGGCCCGCAGCTCAGCCGTGCGTGCCGCCTCTTCGGCACGCGTCAGCAGGCGCGGCGGGGGTCTCGGCGGGGGTGGCTCGGGCGGGGCAGCGATGGCGTAGTCGTCTCCCCATGCTTCGCGCTGCGCCTCTCGCGCCTCAAGCGCGGGAGGAGGCGCAGCAGGCACTGAGTCTCTGATCGCGCGCGCGTCTGTAGAGCCCGAAGGGCTCGGCTCACTCCCCTGCGCGCGTATGCGCGCGGGGAGTTCCTTGCCTTGCCTTGCCTTACCTTCGCGCGCGTCACGAGCGCATGGCGCCGCGAGGCGCGGCATCTCGCCGCGAGGCGCGGCATCCGGCGCGGCAAGCCGTGGTAAGCGGCTTTGGCCAGGTGGATATTCTGACTCATCGCGGCCGCGCTTGACATCGCGCGGGGCATCGCGGTCGTAGCTGTCGAGCTCCCACGCTGACCCGTCAGCCGACACCATGAGCAGGGTCGACTGCACGAGCCGATTGATGCGACCATCGAAGTCGGGCACGCCGCGGAGAGCGCCGGCGACGACGGCGAAGGCATCGGCGTCCATAGGACCGCGACCCCACCGATCCGCGCACGCGTAGAGGCGCACCAAGAGGCCGGCATCTGCATCGTCGAGGCGCAAATATCGCGGGTCGCGCAAAAGGCGGCGAGGGACGAAGGACCAAGACCACGCCATATCACGCCCCCTGCGATGCGAGCCGACGATGCTCGCGGATAAGTGCCTCGTCAGGCGCCGCCGGCGGCAACCACACGACCTCCGTGCGGCCGCCCTGCGGCATCCAGATGAGCCAGTTGATGGCGCGCATGTCGCCGCGCCCGGTGCCGTCGCAGCTCACGCGCTGATCGGGCACGAGGATGTAGGTCGGGCGTCGAAGGCCTGCGCCACGCGAGCGCAGCGCGTCCGAGTGCCACCACGTGGCGAGAGCGAGGCAGCAGACGAGCCCGCTCATGCGGTCCTGGCGCTCGAGCGCGCGGCGCACGAACGACGTCATGACCTCGTTGTCGAACGGCGGGTTCATCACGACGTGCGTGGCGCTCCAAGGCAGCACGAGGCCATCGCCGATCCTGTGCGACCGCACGCGTCGTGCGAGCTCGCGGCCGTGGGTCTTGTTTACCTCGATCGCTTGGCGGAGCGACGAGGTGATGCGCAGGCCTTCGAGCAACGCTCCGTATCCAGCGCACGGATCGATCCACGAGTCAGTGAGGACGCGCGGCATCATGCGCTCCAGGAAGGCACGGAGCGACTCAGTAGCGTAAGGGTCGGTCGGGTAATATCCGTCAGCGCGCTTGCCCATCCTAGACCTCGCCACGCTGTTTTTTCCGCCGCTCGGCTGACCTGCGAGCCGCATCGGCACAAATCTCGTCCCAGAGTCGCACGACCGTCAGGCGCTCGTCGGCAGATCCGACGAAGTCGAGGACGTCGTCATAGGACCGCAGGCGGCGCTCCCGACACGCCTTCGTTACCACGATCGTTTTGCCCTTGCGATGGATCATCTCCACGACTCCAAGATCCGCCAGTGCTCCGACCGCGCATCGCACCCATGCGACGCGTATCGCGGCGCGTTCGCGGCTAGCGCCTCGGCGACGCGCCAAGCCGCATCACCAGCGCCACACTCCGACTCAGCCTCGTCGAGCTGGTCGACGATACGGCGGAGGTAGCAGGTCGCGGAGTCGAGCAGGTCAGCACGCCGATCGCGGTCCCATCCACACCACCGTACCCACCATCCGTGCATCTGCATCGGACCGACGGCGCGAGCGACGCCATCGAGGACGTCGCCATGGATGGGCCCGCCAGTCGACGCCGAGACCGTGCGCATGGAGGCCTCGCGACACCATGCCGCGAGCAGCATCCCCGCGGGCGCGCCGGCGTCCGCCTCGAGGCGCAGAAGCGCCAGCGCGAGCCACGGATCGGCGACGCGTCGATTGGTCTGTTGGCATCCGTCGATCGCCGTGACGACGACTTCGCGCTCGTCCTGCGTTGGCAGATCGTGGAGCAGGATGCCGAGCCTCTCGGGCACGACGTCGACGGTCACGGGGGCCGCGGCTTCGCAATATCCGACCGGCTCAGTAGAGAGGGTCCGAGTCCACACGATGACGGGCGGCGCGGCCTCGGCGACACACGCACGATCGCAGATGTAAGCGAGTCCAAAACATGCGGCTGAGCCGACAGTGAAGCCGAGCCATCCCCGCCAGGGCGTTGGGTCGTCGAGATCACGCATGGAGGGGCTCCCGGACGAACGACCAGAGGCGAGGTGCGAGCGCGGCTATTGCCTCGGCCTGCTGGTGCATCGCGCCGAAGACGCCCCGCGGACTCCCCAGCGCAGCGACCTCGCCCCACGCGGCCGCGGCCGTCAGATGTGCTGCCGCGCGTGCGTAATTGGCGCCGTAGCGCCACCGCAGACGCTGGCCACGCCTCAGCTTCGGGCGCCTCATGGCGCCACCGATTGGCCGTCGGCGCGCAGATGCGTTACGATGGCGCCATGCGCTACCTGCTCCCCCTGCTCATGGTCACGGCCTCCTGCGGCATCCCCGTCACGCCGACGCCCGGCGATGTCGCCCTCATCGAGGGCGATCGGCTGCGCGCCTGCACAATCCACCTGGGGTGGACACCCGCCGTGCTGCGTGCGTACTGCGGCGAGCCCGAGCAAATCGTGGCGTGGGCGGGACATGATGGCTCTGGCGAGTGCTACCTCTACCGCACGAGCGCCCAGAGCTTCTCTGGGTGGCCGGCGGCGCCTCGGCTGGCCGCCTGCGTTGACCATGCGCTGTCCGCTGACAGCGGGCGGATGATTCACGACCCCGACGAGCCGCGGGTCGTGATCACGGTGTACGCGCTGCGCGAGCCCTAGCCTCACGGCCCCGGCTCCTGAAGCGGGGGCGCGTCTACGGGCGGCTCGGGCATCTCGACGCCCATGGCCGCGAGCCAGGTCTCAGCGTCGACCTCCGGCAAGAGCGGCCGGATCTTTGCAGCCGTCTCCTTGCCGAGACCTCGCGCCCCAGACATCACCGTCGACAGGTGTGTCTGTGGCACACCTGCCGACTCGGCGACCCGTCCGACCCCCTTCGCCCGGACTGCGATCCGGACGATCTCGATTGCCTCTTGTCGTGTCAGCGCCATGCGCCTATATCAGCGGTGTGCTGATTGCAATGTCAAGAGGTTCGTCACCGTCCCGCTGGCTGTTGGCCGGCGGCGCGGTCGCGCGCAGCATCCGACCGATGGCGACACGCGACCCTATCGACGACGGCAACCATGGAGACTCTGGACCCGAGCGCGAGCCCGAGGGGCTCTCGGTGGCCGAGCGCCTTCAGGAACTCGGAGCAGCTCTCGGGCTCCGGCAGGCCGCGCTGGCGCGCTACCTCGACATTGATCCGCGACACTTCAACGGCTTGTGGTCGGGGAAGAAGCGCGCGGGTTTGCCGTTGATCCGCCGAATCGCACGCAATAGCGGCCGGTCGATCGCATGGGTGTGCGGCGAAGAAGCCGCACGGCCACAGATCGGCACGGCCGATGCTCTGGGTCAGGTCGTGATGACAGCCAATACCGTCACCCCAGGGGTGATTTACTTCGTCGAGGGCTCTACGCATTTCGCGGCTGGCGCTCGTGTTCTTCTGGACCCCAGCGACCGCTTTGCGCCAGGTCAATGGCTGCTGATCCAGGCGCCGTCGGGCCAGGCTCCGTGGTTCGGGGCCGCCGTGGAGGACGCGGGGCGGCGCTATCTGATACGCGCTGACGGCGAGACCTTCGTCTACTCGGCTGAGCGCCATGCCATCATCGGAGTGGTCGTCGGCGTGCTCGACAGCCCTCCGCCGATACCGTCAGCGCAGCGCTGATATTTTTTTATTGACACGTCAGCGGTGTGCTGACACGGTGGCCTTCGTCTCTCACGAAGAGGTGCACCGTGCAACTCACAGGCTCAGTAGCGTTTGGCAATCTCCGACTCGTCGTTGCGACCGTCGACGACTCGGTGTGTGTCGAGGTCCAGCGTCACCACGGCTCGTGGCTCGTGGTGGTCGAGCACGTCGAGCGTCTGGCGACGGGCGATGCGGTCCTCGACTACCTGGTGCGAGTCGCGCCTGTTGAGCGGCTCGTGGCGCTGGTCGTGCGTGCGTGGGCGACGTTGCAGTGTGAGCGCGCCGCCGCGCGCGTGATCGATGTGGCCATGATCGAGACGCATCTCGATCTGGAGATGCTGTCGTGACCCCCGCCGCCATGTCGGCGGGGACTGCTCCGGGCCCGTGCACCGAACGGGAGAGTGGTGACGATGGTGACGGGACCCGGAGCCTTCTTCCGCCGACCCGCCGCACGGAGCGGGTGCCCGTCGACCCCGGGCCGATGCCGCCGCGGTGGCGGAGCTCTAACATCGAGCCTTTCGATGAGACTCGATACGAGCACGCGACCGCGAGCGTCTCACTGGTGTGGGATCTGTGGCAGCTCGTCCGGATCGATGGCCGGTGCACCGGCCGCGATGAGCTACGCGACCTGGCCGCGCTGCTCGAGTGGCTCGCCGGGGGCGGCCGATGAGCGCGCGCCTCGTTGCAGCCGGCCGCGTCCGGCAGCTCGCGTTCGCTGGCGCGAACGAGCTTGAGACGTCGCGCGCCTTGCTCGCGGAGTTGTCGGAGCTGCTTCGCACCTACTACCAGCGGCGCCTTGTCGACGTCGCCGGCGAGCGCGTCGAGACCACGCATCGCGTGGGGCCGACCGAGCTGCGCGCGTGGTGGGGTCGGCACGAGGCCGGACTCGTCGCGGCGCACCGAGACATGGCTGAGGCGTTCGTCGCGCCTTTGTGGGGGGCCTAATGAGGGTCTTGCATATTGGCAAATTCGATTTGCTCGACGTCGAAATGGGCGCACTCATCCAGTGCGACACACTCGAGGAGTTGCGCGCGCTCGGGTCGCTCATCTACTGCGACGTCGTCGTGCGTGAGGCTCGGGCGCAACTCTCGACTCAGCCGACATCGACTCAGCCGACATCGGCGCCGGCGGCGTCGCCACCACCGGCAGCTCGGCCGGCTGGCAGTAATTTCGACCGCGCGCTCGCGTACCTGCGAGACCATCCAGTGGCAATCGCATCCCCTGCACTCAGGGACGCCGTTGGCGTCCCCAAAGGCTCGTGGTGCGATGTGGTCGAGAGGCTGAGCTCCTCGCCGCAGGTGGCGACCTCGGGTCCGCCGAGGACGTTCCGGTGGCGCGCATGATCCTCCGCGCCGGCGAGGTCGACATGCACGCGGTCGTCTATCTGGTCGAGGACACACCAGATGGCCCGAGCCGCATGGCGTGGTGCGAGGTGATCGAGCGCGATGGTCGACGGGTCTTCGCGGGTCACGCGCTCGGCGACGATGTCGCACGCGAGCTCGAGTTGCCTGATGACGGTCGCCGCGTCGAGACGCTGGTCGCCGACGTCGTGACGCCACCAACGTCGGCGTGGAAGTCGGGGGCGTGGCTCGTCGTGGACACAGAGACGACCGGGCTCAGAGACGCGTGCATCGTCGAGCTCGGCGCGGTCATCATGCGCGAGGGCGTGGTCATCGAGCACCGCTCTGCGCTGTATCGTCCCGACCGCCCGATTGAGGACGGGGCGGCCGCAGTGCACGGCATCACGAACGCGCGCGTCGCCACCCGTCCGCAGATCCGAGACCGCGACCCGCGGACGGGGCGCACGCCGGCCGAGGGCCTCGACGCGCTGTGCGCGCAGCACGACGTACAGGCGATCGTGGCCTACAACGGGCTCACGTTCGATCTGCCGCTACTGAGGCGAGAGTTGGGGCCGCGCTGGCGGGAGATCGAGGACGCCGTCGGGCTCGTGGTCGACCCGCTCGTGGTGGTGCGTCTCGACTCGGTGGGCAGGATGTGGAAGGGGCAGGGACGTCACAAGCTGACGGCGGTCGCCGATCGGCTGAAGCTCACCGAGCCCGAGCCTGGGCTGCAGTCGGTCGCACACCGCGCGGTGTGGGACTGCGTGCTCGCCGGGCGCATCCTCTGGCGTTTGCGCGCGCACGTCCCCGACGACCCTGCCGAGTGCCGACGCCTCATCGAGGCGACGGGGCGGCAGCAGCGCGAGGACCTCGACGCCTACTGGGCCGCGCGGAACGGAGAGCGGCGATGACGACGGTCGGAGTGCAGATCGCGGGTGGACCTCTCCTGCCTGCGGCACGGCGCGTGCGCGTTTTTAGCGACCGGGACGCGTGGGTCGAGGGTCGTCGTGTCGGGCTCGGCTCGAGCGACGTTGCGGCGATCCTCGGCGTGTCGCCGTATCGGTCGGGGTGGGACATCTACCTCGAGCGCGTGCTCGATCGGCGTCCGGCGCCCGACGCGCGGCGCGAGCGCTACTACGCCCGCGGTCATCGCGAGGAGCCGCGCATCCTCGAGGACTACGCCGACGAGGTCGGCGCCGCGGTGATGCCGCTTCGCCAGGTCATCGTCGAGGGCCCGGCACCGCTGGCGGTCTCGCCGGACAGCCTCGTGCAGCCCGAGGGCTGGGGCTGGGGTCTGGGCGAGTGCAAGACCGATCGGACGTTCGCGTGGGGCCCGTCCGGCACGGTCATCGAGCGGTGGTCCTCGTCGGCGCGCGAGCTCGTGCGCGAGGACCACGCTGCGCAGGTCTACTCGCAGCTCATCGCGACCGGCCTGCCCTTCGGCGTGTTGGCGGTGCGCCGCGACATGGACGACCTGCGCCACTTCGTCCTGGTCGCCGACGAGCGCCTGCAGGCGCGGATGCTCGAGCGCCTGTCGGAGTGGTGGCACAAGCACATCATCGGTCGCGAGCCGCCGCCCAACGACGGCTCCGAGGCCTGCGCCCGAGCGAAGGAGCGGCTCTACGGCGGCGCTGGGCGCGAGAAGAAGACGCGTCCGGCGACGACCGATGAGGTCGCCATCGCACGCGAGCTCGTCGCGACCAAGACCGAGATCCAGCGGCTGCAGGACCGGGAGCGACGGCTCCGGAGCGACCTTGCCGACGCCATCGGCGAGGGCTACGGCATCGCCTGGGAGTGGGCGGGCGGGACGTCCAAGGTCCTCTACGTCGACGTCACCGGCCGCGAGCTCGTCGACGTCGACAAGCTCCGACGAGAGCACCCCGAGGTCCACGCGAAGGTCGTGCGGACCACCGAGCCGAGCCGGCAGATCCGGCTCTACATCTGAGAGGGAGACCATGGTTGCACAGCAACAAAGCGCGTACGCGCAACACACCCAGGTTGTCGACGTCGGCGGGTATATGCCCGCGAACGTCCCCCAGCAGCCAGCGAGCGACCTCGCCGCGCTCTTGCCGCGCGCGCCGCACAAGCGCGACGAGAACCGCCTCATCGAGACGGCGAGGCGCATCGGCGAGCGCATGGGCATGACCTTCGACGCCTCGGGGAAGTCGCGCGCCATCTACAGCTTCCCCGCGGGCGGCTCGACGGTCGAAGGCCCGACGGTTTGGCTCGTCGAGGCGCTCTGGCAGGAGTACGGCGACATCATCGTCAAGAACAAGGTGCGGGAGGAGCGCGGTGGGCGCGTGACAATCACCACGTCGATCGTCGACATGGTGAACCGCACCGGCTACGAGCGGGAGAACATGTCGACGCTGCCGCCGGCGCCGGGCAAATTCGGGAACAAGCCCGACCAGGTCGAGCGCTGGGCGACGATGCAGCTGCAGGCGTCGATCTCGAAGGCGGAGCGCACGACGGTCGAGCACTTCCTCCCGCGCTGGTACGTGGACACGGCGATGGACGCCGCGCGGCGTGCGATGTCGGCCGAGATCCTGAAGGACCGCGACGGCAAGCCGATCACGCTCGAGCAGGGGTTCGCGCTGGCGATCGAGGCCTACGGCAAGCGGTTCGGGATCACGCTCGAGCAACTCGAGGAGTACATCGGAGAGGCGCGCGCGCTGTGGACGCTGGGCGACTTCGCCGAGCTGCGCGGCCTGCAGGGGCAGCTCGCGCGTGGCGAGGTGGCGGTGGCCAAGGTGTTCCCGCCGAAGGCGGCGACCACGGCGAAGACCGAGCCGCCGAAGTCCGAAGGCCTCGACGGTCTGGCCGGCGATGAGGGTGCCGAGCCGAAGCCGAACAGCCCGAACGAGCCCGCGCCGCGCAAGGCGCCGCCGAAGAAATCCGCGACCGCGACCGCCCCGGCACCCGTGACCGCGCCCGTTGAGCCGATCGTGGTGGCCGAGCCACCCCAGACCTGAGGTCGCTGATGATGGTCTACGCGCAGTCGCGGTTCGGACTCGACTTGGAGATCCCGCCTAAGGCGCCCGTGGTCGCGCTCGTCGATGGCGATGTGCTGATCACGATGGGCGTCGCGGGCCTGCCGCGACTGGAGGGGCGGCACGAGTACACCGAGGCGGAGATCGCAGCGGCTCGGTTCTCGTTTTCGGCTTGGGGCGTGGCTGAGGATGTGCCGTTTTGACGACGCTCGATGTCATCGTGCCCGGCCAGCCGCAGGGCTACCAGCGCCCTGGTGTGCGCGTCGTCCAGGCGGGCGGGCGCACGTGGGCGCAGCACTACGAGCAGGCGGCGACCCGATCGTGGCGATCGGTCGCCGTCGGCGTAATGACGACCGAGGACGGTTCTCCGCTCGCACGTGTCGAGGATGCGCCCGTGCGCGTCACGATCGAGGCCGTCGGGGTCCGGCCGAGCGGCGTCGTCAAACGCCTGGGCCTTGGGCGGCTGTGGCGCACGCGCAAGCCGGACGTAGATAACGTCAGCAAGGCCGTGCTCGACGCGCTGGTGACCGCGGGCGTGTTGCGTGACGACGTGCTCGTCGCGGAGCTCGTCGCGCGGTCACTGGTCGCCGCTGACGGCGAGGCGCCGCATACGCGCGTCATTGTGGACGTCCTCGACCCGCTCCCGCTTGTGCCAGCGCCGGCGACGTCGCGCGCGAAGGCGGCGCCGAGCTCGGGGAGCCTCCTGTGAGCTGGCGATGACAGGATGGTGGCCCACGACGCGGGTGTTGGAGCATCTGGCTTGCTCGCGCGACTACCTGTCGGCCATGATGGCCGCGTGCCCGCCGCACATCGCGCGCCCGTGGGTGCGCCGCGGGCGGGTCTACTCGTGGGAGTCCGCCGCGCTCGATGCGTGGTGGCGGGAGCTGCACCAATGGCGAGCATCGAGCGTCGCGGCGATGGGTGGCGTGTGCGTTGGCGTAACCCCGGCGAGCGAGTCGTCCGCTCGCGGAGCTGTCCCACCGCCGCCATCGCGCGGACGGTTGCGCGAGAGATCGACGCGGCCGCCGCCCTCGGCAGACCGTGGCCGCCTCCCACCGCTGCGCGAGATCCTGAGCCGCGATACGTGAGCGAGCTCGTCGCCGAGTGGCTTCGCGACCTCGCACGCATCCGCCGCGCACCGCGAACGATCGCGCGTGCGCACGCGGCGCACCTGACATTTTTGCCGTGGCTCGAAGCGCGCGTCGGCGCCTCCCCGACGGTCAAGGACCTTTCGCGATCGGTGGTCGAGGCATGGGACCGAGAGCAGGTCGCGCGGGGCAACTCCGCGTCGACACGACGCGTGTCGAACTGGGCCGTGATGGCGGCGTGGAGGTGGGGCTGGGACCACGACGACTGGCGTCTCGGCATGGCGCCGCCGGCGACACCACGCATGCCCTCAGTAGAGCGCCGTCTTGTCGTCGCAGCGACGTGGGAGCAGATGGACGGTGTCCTCGCACTGGCCAGCGAGCGCAAGCCCGAGTGGGTCCGCCGGGCCGTCATCCTTCTTCGCGGCCTGGGATGGCGGATGGCGCAGATCCTGGCGCTCGAATGGCCCGACGTCGACCTCGAGGCGGGGCGGCTCCGACTCCGCGGCGAGCTGGGCAAGAGCTCTGCTGAACGGTCCGGCAGGGTCGTTCCGATGGCGCCGTGGCTGACTGCTGAGCTGGGCCGTTGGATCCCGCGGACCGGTCGGCTCGTCGGCGTCGTCCAGATGCACGCTGATGCGGCGTCGGCACACCTGTCCGATCTGTGGCGCGAGCTCGGCGTGCCCGCGGAGGTCTGGGATCGACGTCCCGCGCACGCGTTCCGCGCCGGCCTGATCTCCGAGCTCGCCCGAGCTCGCGTTGACCGCGAGGCCGTCGAGCACTACGTCGGTCACGCGCCCGTTGGCGTCCGCGCGGCGTACGTCGACCCGATGGCGCTCGCCCTCGAGGAGGTCGCCGCCGCCATCCCCGCGCCTGGTGTCCGTGGGGTGTCCGTGTCGCGCCGCAGTGGGACGGGAGGCCCGTAGATGGCTGCCCTTCGGCTGACTGATTATTCGGCCGCCGTCCACGCGGGGGGCCGCGCTCACGCATGGATGGCCGCGATCGGTGCCGCTGATGTCCGGCCGGAGACGGCCGTTGTGTGTCCGCTGGTGTCCGCCTGGTGTCCACGATGACCACGGTCGCCCGGCTGCTGTGGAGAGACGCCGGCGCACCCGCCGTCGGCAAGCCGTCGGTCCGGCACGATGGCCTCTGTTACCTCTGCGGGCTCGCCTGCGACGCGGCGGCGCGCGTGCGCGACGTGCTCGGGCCCAAGTTTACCGACCACGATCGCGCAGCAGCACCGGGCGCGTCACACGTCTGCGTGCCGTGCGTCTGGCTGCTCGGCGGCAAGCCGCCCGACACGTTCCGGTTGTGGTCTGTCGTGTACCGAGAGGACCGTTTGGCGGCTCCCTCGCACCCGGCGGCGGTGTACCCGCACGGACCCCGCACGCACTGCACGAGCAAGGCGGACGTCTCGCAGGTCGTCGACATCCTACTGAGCCCGACTGAGACGCCGTGGATCTGCGCCGTCGCAAATTCGGGGCAGATCCACATCTTGCCATGGAGCGTGGTCAACACCGGTCGGACGTGGTCGGTGATGTACGAACGCGAGCGAATCGACTCGGACTCGGACACCTTCGCGAGCGTCCTGCATCACGCCTGTGCACTGCTCGCGGCGGGGTTCATCCGCGAGGACATCGAGACCCTGAACCCTCACCCGAGCAAGCTCGTGAAGCACGGATGGTCCGTGTGGCGCGAGCACGCTCGACCATTGGAGCAATGGCGCCGCTCAGGGCTGCTCGCCCTGGCGATGGCGCTGACGAGGAAGGAGGCGTATGCGACCCTACGAGACCGGACGGCAGGCGCCGTCGGACGAGGACCTTGCGGCACTGGCCCGCGACCTCGTGCTGGACATGATGTCGTGCGCGAGCACGGAGACGATCACGCCGGTGGCATGGTGGCCGCGCGCGAAGGCGGCCTTGCTCGCGGCGTGCGACCAGGCGGAGACGTGGGGGCAGCTCGTCACGACGATGGCGAGCAAGCTCCAGATCGACGTGCTGCGCGTCGAGACGGGCAAGGCGATCTGTTCGCGCCGCCTCGCCGCTGAAGACCTGCGCGCCTTCGTCCGCGTCGCGCGCGCGGAGGCCGTCTACATAGTCGCGGAGGCCGCGGCTATTAGGAGCGAGCAACGCGTGGAGCGCGAAACTGCGGCCGCGGTCGCGAAGGGCGTCAGGATCGATCTGCCGGGAGACATCGCATGAGCTACACGGGACGCATCGAGATCCGAGCGGTCGCGCTCGACCCCATCCATCAAGGCGGCTCCGAGAAGGCCGGCAACACCACGTCGATGCGGCGACAGGAGGTGCTCGGCGCCGACACCGACGTCGACCGCGTGCCCTACGTCTCGGGCAACAGCATCCGCCACATGATCCGCGATGCGGGCGTGCGCTACGCGCTCGAAGCGATGGGCATCCCCGAGGGGACGCTGAGCAAGTCGGTCGTGGACCTGCTTTTTTCCGGCGGCTCGCTCGGCGGCAAGGGTGCGCTCACGCTTGCGAAGGCGAGGCGCCTGGCCGAGCTCTTCCCGATCCTCGCGGTGCTCGGCTACAGCGGCGGGAGCACGATCACGGGCGGCCGGATCGAGGTCTGGCACATGCACTTGGTCTGCGCGCAGAACGCCTTCCGTCGGCCCGATACGATCTCGGCTGAGCACCCCGGTTGGATGATGCGCGCGGGCAAGCTCGTGTCGCTGGCCTTCGGCACCCGACACGATGCGGCCCGGATCCCGCACGCGGCGGACCTGCTGCGCATCGAGGATAAGGCCGCGGTCGACGCCGCGGGCGAAGGCAAGCGTGGCAAGACGAAGGAGCCGAAGCCGGAGACGTCGACGCAGATGATCTACGACTGGGAGGTGATCACGCCAGGCGCGGAGATGTTCGGCGGCATCGTCTACCGTGGGCTCAAGGACGGCGAGCTGTCGGCGCTCATGTCGGCGCTGAGCTATGCGTGCGACGGCCGCGCGGGCGACGGCGGCTACCTCTATCGCGTCGGCGCAAAGAGCGGGACGGGGCACGGGCGCATGAGCTGGCACTTCACCGGCCTGACGCGGCCGGTGTCGACGCCCGTGATGCAGTCGTCGGATCTGCTCGTGCCGGCGCTCGCCGGCGACGCGCACCAAGCGCGGCTCGACGCCTACCGCGCCCACCTCGCAGCATCGCGGGATGCGATTCTGCGCGAGCTTGAGGAGATCGCAGGATGAGCGACGATACATGGACGGAGCGGTCCGTGAAGGGCGGCAAGGTGATCCGGACCAAGGCCGCGGCGGTGGCCGTGTACGAAGACGGCTCGGTGAATTGGGATGGCTCCGCGCCCACGGTCGACTCAGCCGTGCGCGTGCTGCGCGAAACGATCGAAAAGCTCGAGCGCGCGAGATGAGACCGCTGAGGATCTGGTGCGACCTGGCCGAGCCAGTCGTCTACTTCGGCGACGGCATGTGCTTTGACGGCCTGCTCGCAGCGGCATGGTTCCGCGATCTGCCGTACGCCGTGACGTCGCCGTGGCCAACTGCGACGAGGGCTGAGCCTTGGGTCAAGGATCTTGACCTCCCGCTGGCGAAGTGGAGCGTACCGTTTGCGGGTGCGTGCGACCCAAGGCTCCGAGACGAGAGCGGCCGGGTGTGGGGCTGGTGCGCGAGCGCGGTGCACGCGGACTGGTCGATCTCGACGACCGTCGAGGTCCGCAAGCGGACGGCCTTCGACGACATGGCGCGGTGGTCCCGGGCGCCCGACGTCGACGTCAGCGCGGGGCGCTTCAAGGCGCACGATCTGCGTCTGCCTGCGCGCGTTGCGCGACGGCTCGAGTGGTACGCGGTCGGAGACCCGGCGCAGATCCAGCGGGTCTTGACGGAGCACATTACGGCCGTCGGCCGCAAGGTAGGGCACGGTAACGGGCGGGTCCTGCGGTGGCGCGTCGACGACTGGGCACACGACTGGAGCGTGACGCGTAACGGCAGACTCAGCCGGCCGATGCCCGAGGGCTACGTGCGTGGTCCAGTGCAACGGCGCGGCGTGCGCGCGCTGTACTGGCACCCGTCGCGGCAGATCGCGTGCGTCGTGCCGCGAGAGGCGGACCTTGTGCCGGGGGGAGCGTGAGCGTCTATGCCACCGAGTTGTCGGATCCGGCTGACCAGCTCGTTGGCTGGGGGATCAAGGTCGTCATGGACGAGTGGGCGCGCGCCGGCAGACCTGCGCGATACGTCCCGCTGCAAGGTCCCCGTCCGGCAGAGCGACCGCGCGTCTGGCTCGTCTCGCTTGGCTACGCGGGCAGCGCCTGGCGCATCCGTGATTTCTTCGACTTGGCTGGCGAGGACATGCGGCGTGAGCGCCGAAACGGTCGCACGACGTACATCCTCGGCGGACACGCCGTCGTCAACTCCGACCCGTTCATCGACTGCTTCGATGCCGTCTTCGTTGGCGAGGCTGACGATCAGTGCGAGGCAATGGCACGATGCGAGGGAAACGTCGACGAGCTCGCGCGCGTGCCTGGGGTCGACGTTGGCGTTGGTGACGTGACCTTCCAACGCGCGACTTCGCTGGCTCGCCGCGGCATGTACGAGGCTTCGTTTGACGAGGATGACGACGACCGCAAGACGGGTCGCACGACCTATCTGGAGATGGCTCGCGGGTGCCGCGCAGCATGCCGTTTCTGCGAGCTCGGATGGCTCTACGGCTACACCGAACGCAGCCGAGACGAGGCTCTGTCGATGGTCGCCGGCAGACGCGACGTCGTGCTTTCGGCACCCGACACGGACGGCGTATCGTGGTTTGCCAATGCGGTCGCTGCCGGTGACTACAACCCGCGGTGGAGATCGACAAGGATCTTGCCCTATCTGGATGCGCCGTTGGCCGAGCCCCATGGGTCGCGCGGTCGCATCCGCTTCGGGGTCGAGGGCGTCACCGAGCGTCTGAGACGCCAGATTTCGCCACTCAAGGCGATGAGCGACGAGCAAATCGCCGAGGCTGTGCAGCGTGCGATCGACGAGGGCTACCGTACTTTGCGCATGTTCTTGATCGGCGGCATCCCGGGCGAGACGCCGGGCGATCGACGCCACCTGTCTGAGCTCGTGTCGATCTACGAGCGGGCACGCGGTCTGCGGCACTGGAAGGCGGCCGACATCAAGATCACGGGCCTGTCGCCGCAGCCTCTGACACCGTGGCAGAGGTTCGGCATCGGTCGATCGCTTGAGGCCCTTGCGGATTACCGACGCATCGTCGCGATGTCCCAGACGCGACCGCAGATGCGGATGGTGATGGTCGATGCGCAGGACACAGAGGCCGACGTCGTGAAGCGACTCCGACGTGGCGAGTTGGTCAATTACCTTGACGTGCGACCGCGCGGACCGAACGGAGCGTCCCCACAGAGACGGTGGGAGGCGGTCCGATCGTGGTGCGTCTCGGCAGGGATCGATTACGACCGCCGCGTGATCGCCGACGTGCCGCGCGACGCAGAGCTTCCATGGCGGCGCACGCGCCACCCCATCGAGAGCATCCTGTCCAAGGCGGAGGCAAAGGCCTGGCGTGACGCGAGCGCCCTGTGATCGGCCATCCACGCGGGCGCGGTCGATTTTTCAAAAAAACGTCAAAAAGTTATTGACGCGTTTGCGTCGGCGTGTATAATAGCCTCATCGCCGGCAAGGACCGCGACGGTCCGGGCGAGCGGGGCTGACACCCCGGAGGAGAGCATCATGACGACCATCGAGATCCCCAATAACTACGAGACCCTCTGCGCTGGATACCGCTGGGGCGTGCACTGGAGCCATGCCGGCGCGTCTGGATGGTACATCATCCGGGACGCAGATGGTGAGGCCATCCAGGGAGTCGAGCGTGGTGACATGTTCGTCACCGACGAGGAGGAGGAGGAGGACGGGGGAAACGGATGCCTCGTGACCGAGGAGGAGATGGAGGAGCGGATCGACGCAGCCTTCGCGGCTCACGACGAGGCGCGCCGAGTTGAGGCCGACCTCGTCCTCGTCGAGGTCATGCCGGCTCACCTCCGCGCCTCGCACGAGGCCGCGGGTAACGCCGGCAGCTACCCGGCCAATGGCGCCGTCCGATTCCTCGTCGGCCGCAAGGCGGCCGAGTCAGCGACCAACGAGTGGGTCTGCATCATCCGGGCGTCGCGGCCGGCTGACGTCGGTCAGTACGCGATCGATGTCGACGGCGATCGCATCTGATTGATGATTGCTGGGGGCCCTGACAGGCCCCCAGTGCCCCGAGAGGAAGGAGACGCCAGGTCGGCGGCGAGCCCTCGCGGGAGACCCATCATTACACCCGCCCGGCCGCGCCGGGCAAGGAGAAGACGCGTGACGTGGACCATCGCCACGGTCCTCGACGGCATCCGCGCCCGCGCCGTCGAGGGCCTCCCGCTCGCCGCCCGCACAGTCCGCGACTCGCACCGCGGGCTTCTGGAGGCCGCCACCCGCCTCCTGCCAGGCGGGTGGCAGGAAGCGCTCGAGCGCGCCGCCGAGCGCTACCCGCAGCTTGCGGTCATCAGCGAGGCCGTCGACGCACACCGCCCGCGCACGGCCGACGTGGACCAGGACACGGCTGGCGGACGGCTCCGGCAGGCTCGCCGTGTCGCCCGCATGTCGCAGTCGCAGGCCGCCGCGGCCGCGGGCGTCACGCAGGCGACCTGGAGCCTCTATGAGACCGGCGGGCGCGGGATGCGCCCGCCGCCGGCCGCATGGCGCGCTGTCGGTCGCGCCGACGATGGCTCGGCGCTGGAGGCGCCTCCCGCCCCTCCGCCGCCCGCCGCTCCTCGGGGTCGACCTCCGATTCCCCGCAGGCGCCGGACGCCCGAAGGGGGCACCTACGTCGTCCCGGCGCGCGGGCATGGCCTGCTCGGCATGTCGCCGACCGAGCTCGCACGGTGGCTCCATGGCCCCGCCGTCGACCAGGCCGACATGCGTCGCGTCCACCGGATCTGCG